CTTCTTCTGTTCGTTCTTCTTTAGTATCAAAGCCATAATGATATTTAGTATCATGCTTAAACCTATCTACTAAAACATACCTGTAAACATAATTATCTTTTTTAAAATGTAATACAGGTTTTAAATCTTGTATTTTTTTCATACACTCTAGGCGGCTTCCACTCTCGCTTTCACCGCCTAAAATTTTATTTATTAGTCAATTACATATAACATTTGCAACTGAATAGTACCAGTACCATTAGCACCTGCTAATGTAACTGTAACTGGAACACCATCTTCGTTAGCATCTGTTACTGAATTTTTACCTAAAGCTATAGTGTCAAGAGCTGCAACACTTTCAGCAGATGTTGACGCAGCCGCAGCTTTGTATTCATCCACATCAAGAGCTTGTGCAGTTCCATCTGCTTTTGTATGAGCAGCATAACCTACAGAAATAGTTGTACTAGATCCTAAAGCATCATAACTAACAGCACCAGATAATAATCTAGCACCATTAGGAATAACAAACATAGTAATAGTAGATTGTTCAGCACTTGCTTCGTATTCAGCAAACGCAACTCTTACTCTACCAGAAAGTTCGTTAGTATTTACTTTAACAGAAGGTGTACTAGCAATTTTTGCGTATTGTATTGAATTAGCCATATATCTATCCTCCTATTATGATTCTGTACATTGTACTTCAACAACTTTAGCTTCTTCCATTCTAGTAGCACCAATGCTCATGCAGTAGTACACTTGAGTGGCATAAGACTTGTCGCTTCTTTCGTCTATTCTAGCATTGACATCTTTGCCAACACCTAAAGCGATTCCATCTTGTGCAAAAGCTATACATGATCTAGTTGTGCTAGATAATGCTAGTCTGTTTGATACAATGAAATTAAAACCAAGAAACGAGTTTACTTCACCATTTGCCAATGCTTTGACAGTGTTGAAGTCAGAACTTGTTACTTCAGTTGTTCCTAAAAGATCAGTGATCTGCTTCGGAGACACGATAATGTGTCTAGGAATTGAAGGATCTACATCACCTAAATCAAGTGTCTGTTTTGCAGTTCTTAATTTAGCGATAGTTAAACCAGTTGAACCATGTACGATTTGATTCGCATTTGATGTACTAGTTGATCCTGTTTCACCAGTGAACGCAGTTCCTAGTGCAGCAGAAATGATCACATCATCCATTGCTCTACCCATTGCCATAGCAGCAGCTTGAGCATAAGATGAAGTTGGATCAATTAAGAGCCTTACTTTGTCCTGTTGATCTATTAAATCAGCAAATTCATAATCCGCAAGAGATACTCTACGTCTAGCGTGAGGTGTATCTATTTGTGGAGTGTCTGAATGTCTGCTAGTTTTTTCAATAGCAGTTACTGAACCAACTTGATCGAAAAAAGCATTTTTTCCAACCACAGATTCAACACGAACTTTGTCTCTTAATAACGATCCCATTTGTTGAGATAGCATTTGTACGTTTGCAGAATACTGCTGTACAAAAGCTGTAGTTATATTTGATGACATAATTGTCTCTCCATATTATTGTTAAGTTAAAATAATCAGAAAGGTTCTCCACTAAATAATAGTAGGCATCTCTTGGATTTTAAGTCTTTTAGACTAGAAGTCTATTCCTTCTTGTCAGTAAGGTTCTTGCGAATTTTCTTACCTACTATCCAATTATAATATTTTTCAGCGATTGGCAAGGGATCATTTTTCTGAAGTTCAGATCCTGTCTCCTTAACCAACCGCAATACTTCTAATCGAATTTCTTTATCATTAAGATTATTGATCTGCATTTAACATTTCTCTTAATGTATAAACTTGTTGTACCATTTTATCATGATCTGGATGTTGCTTATTCCAATAAGGTCCATTAGTATCATTAGTAATAGCCGATATTTCAGATTCAATATCTGCAATCGTATTTACATTTTCGCTTTCAGTTGCAACAATTTTATCTTCTGACATCATTCCTGCTATTTTTGCAAAGCCTTTAATAATTTCTGGATGGTCTCCAAGCCTTATACCATTAGATAAAGTCATATCTAAAATTTCTGGATTAATATTAGCTTTTGCTAATGCACCAGCTTGTTTAACTTTACCTTCAAAGTCTCTACCCCATTCTTGTCTTAACTCTTGTTCAGCTTGAGATTGAGCAGTTTCAGTATCTATTTTTGCTTGTTGTGCAGAGCCTTCCATATTATTTTTATAAAACTCTAATATACCTTGAGCTTGTTTATTATTTAAACCCAACTTATGTGATTGTTCGGCAAAAGATTTAATTGCAGTTTCATCAAAAGGAACAACATCTGATTTTGCATCTAAAGCATATTTGTCTGGAGATTCTGGTCTACCTAATTTTGCGTAGGCTTCATCCCATGCTTCTTGAGTTGAATTATTTGTTGGTATTGCTATTTTATCTTGACCAATCATTTTAACTGCATTGATATAAGATTTAGCTAAAGCATCTGCTTCAGTAAATTTTTCAATGTTAGGATCATTTCTATAAACTTCACTAATAGAATCTTTCCAAGATGATGTTTGTGGTGCAGGAGTATCTGCTCCTTTTACTGCAACTTGTGTGGCAGTTGGTGTTGGTTGTACTGTTTCTGTAGTCGCTTGTTCTACAGGCACAGTTTCCTGTGTTATCTGTTCATTTGACATTTTTATTTTTCCTTATCTTTTCGTAGCATTGATTTAATAAATAGAATGACACTACGTTGTCCTTCCATGTATGCACTTTCATGGCTATCACCTTTTACATTAGTGGTAGAATGATAATGACATCTTTTTTCAAGGTCAGACAAAACCTCTTTGCCTTCGTCTGTATTGAATATGTATTGATAATTTTTTTTTAGTCCTGCTATAAATTTCTCTAGTTGTTTATCTTGTTTCATATTATTCCACTTCAGCATTTGCTAGAGCTTTTGCTTCTTCCGGCAATGCTTTCGCTAGTGGTGCTATATCTCCTCCGGCTTGTGCAACTTGTTGCATCTGTGCCATTTGTTGTTGTTCTGCAGCTTGTGCTGCGGCTTGTTCTCTTTCTGCATTTACTTGGTTTTGTGATTTTAATAATTTTTGTGGCATACCAACAATGTCTGCTAGATGTTTAACAAGATTATCAAAATTAACATAATCAAATACTGGTGATACATTTGCAAGGCTACCTAATATTTCTATTGCTCTCATAATAGATTGTAGCTCTGAAGATTTTTGTGCTTTAGCAAGTGGTGATACATATTCTATTTCTATGTCTCTACCAGATAAAAACTCTGGAGCTGGTGGTAACATATCGTTACGAAGTAATATTGCAAACACTCTATCAATTAATGGTTTTAATAATTCTGATTGTAGTCTACCTAATACTGGACCAAGTAATCTCATCTTCTCTTCATTACGTTGGATAACTTCTGTTGCTGTCATTTGTGGACCATCTTGCATCATAAGTTGATTAACATAGAACACAGCTCTAATACTGTCTCTTCTTTGCTCTTCCATATTTAAACCTAGTGGATTGTTTGCACCAATGTTTAATGGTTCTATTCTATCTCTTGTACCTGATCTGTAAAAATTTAATCCACCCGGTACAGTTCTTACAGGAAGTAAGAAGCCATCATCCGGAACTAATAGTGGTGGATCAACTTGTTTCTGTGCAGCTTTGATTGTAGTCTTTGACATTTCATTTAACATCTTAACATCTGGCAATGCTGTCATTGCTGGACTTCTTCCATAAATTTCATTTGATGCTTTTAAATATCTAGGCACTACGAAAGGGAACTCTCTAAATCCACTAACAGATAATTCATTTGCATTTTTAAATTCTAAATAAACAGATTCAAATGGCATATTAGATTTATCTTTTTTCTTTGGATTAAAATCTGATCTTGGATAAACTGCGTGTAATATTTCTACTTCTTGGTATGGATCTTTTTTAAATATACCTTTAATGTCTGTTGATGTTGCATCACCAAACTTTTGCATTGCAGCTCTAGCACTTATTTTAAATCTTCTAAAGATTGTATCTATTCTGCCTTTATCATTCTCTGCAATAAAAACTTCATTAATATGTCTTGTTGAAAATTTTATAATATCATCATCATCTTCTTCAATAAACATTGCTGCTGTACCAAATGTAATTAGGTCATGGTACAATTCAAATATTTCTTGTTGAAAGTTTGATCTGTTAAATGCTGTGTACATTGCATCTGTAGATGCTTCTAACCAAAGTTTTGCTTCTTCTTCACTATCAATTTCTTGATCTTTAAATCTTAAAGTAAACCAAGGTGTAGATGGATTTGTTAGCATACCATGTAATGATGCTGCTAATAATTCTACTGCTTGTAT